AAAATCATATTTTCTTCGATAGCACCTTGCTTGTCAAGCTCACCTAAAATATCGTCAAACTCACCAAGACCGGTTGGAGCGTAAGGAGCAGATGATCCTACAGCGCCAAAGTCAGCGTCGTTATAAACAATACCTCTAGACTCGATAGCAGCGAAAAGACCTTCAGAACCATTAAATCCTGCAGTACCAGCGGCACCTAGTGATCCAGTAGTGTCATCAAGCTCAGCTTCTACCATAGCCATTTCTAGTTGATCTTCAAATCGAAGTCTTGCTTCGTGCTCAGATTTTAAATACCAAAGGTATCCAGAAGTTCCAGCTTCAGTAGTTACTTCAACCCACCCGATTTGAGCAACATCAGAACCATTTACATTATACTTATCTCTAAGGATAATTGGCTTGTTTTCAAATTTAGTGAATTTAGCATCTACAGAGTTACCTACATCTCCAGATCCTTTTTTGTATTCAGAACCGTAAACAAATACTTTTACGCCAGTAAGGTCAGCAGAACCTGCACTTCCAAGGCCGTCAAGATCAGCAGCACCGTAAGGAGCTACAGTTAGATCTGCACCAGATTTAGAAGTTACACGTGCTTTTACAACGTTTACTCCAGAAGCGATAACGATTGTAGCGCCATCAGCAATAAGGGAAGCGTCGTCGGCAGAGTTAAGTGTTACAGTTGTTTGTCCAGCAGTTGAGTTTGCTACAGCAGCGTCATCAAACGCGATGTGCAATCTCCCTTGCTCACTCCATACAACTCTATCAGAAGCCATAGGCATTTCAGCGCCTACCATTCTTAAAAATCCGCCGATAGTTCTGTTTCCATACCTTTCAACTTCTTTTTCGTATACTTCTGGTAAAAATTGTTGTGTGAAGTCCATTGCAGAAAGAGATAAATAGTTATCTCCAAATAGTCCTTTTACAGGACGCGGAGTCAAGTGATTAAGCTCGGCTCCAGTTCCAGCTAATGCCATAATTTTAAATTTTTAAGTTATTTTTTAATCTTTATTCTTAATTTTGAAGTGTCTTCTCCATTGATAGCTTTAACTGTCCAGCCGCTCGAAGATGTAACTTGTTCATGAGTCCCTCTCGGAGCCATATCTACATTTTTCGTTCTAGCCATACTTTCTTTCATAGCGTCGGCTTTGCCTTGCTCATAAAAGTGTTTTGCCACCATATCAGGATTCATAGCTGTAAAAAGAGATTTATGATAACCCTTAGCATCAGACATTTCATTATTTTCGTTCAAGAACTTCTTGATAAAATTATTAATGTCACTTTGGGTTTCTTTAACCTCGGTAGCATTCTTAACATTAAACCTATATTTTTTATCTCCAACTTGATAATCAAAACCTTTGAAATCATTTGAAAATACACTATCGGTTTGGTTTAAGAATATCTTTTTTTGTTTTTCAGCTACTAAAGATGTTTCTTTTTGTTCCTTGTTATATCTATTAAAGAAATCGACAGCCTTCTTTTGATCATCAGTTAAACGTGATCCAGCTTTAATATCTTCATAGTATTTTTCTTTCATTCCTTCTAAATGAGATTTAGCTTTTGCAACCTCTTCTTTAAAAGCAATTTTTGCTTTTCTAACTTCTTTCTCGTCGTCTAATGTTTCATCGTACGAGAAGTCTTCCATTAAAAGCTCAATATCTTCTTTATCTAAATGAGGTTTAGTTGTTTCGTAATATTCTCTTAACAACTGCGTTTCATTTAGTTTGGAGTAATCTTGATTTAATTTTACATAATCATCAAGACTTCCCCCGGTATCATTCATAAAGTCTACGACTTTTTGTATGTTTTCAGGAAGTTCTGCTCCTGTTTCATTTGACTCAGCTACAGCTTCTTCGACAGCATCTTCTAATTGCTGTTCTTCTGTATTGGGTTTTTCCTCAGCGTCGTCTTTTATTTCTTCAAGAACGGGTGATTCATTTTCTTGTTCGGTGTCCCGTACTTCTTCAACCACTTCTTCGCTGTCGCTACTGTCTTTGGGTTGTTCGACAACAGCATTGCTGTCATCTGTGCTTTGCTCTTGAACGGCATCCTCTTTAATTTTTCTTAAATCTATTTTAGCCACATTGTCATCACCGCTAACTAATTTTTTAGGGCGCTTAGGTTTTTGTGGTTCTTCTTGTTGAACTTCATCTGTAGTTTGTTCTGTAGTTTGTTCAACAGTTTCTTCAACTACAGCTTTTTCTTCTACGTTTTCCATGATAAAATATTATATAATTACTTTACTTATTATTACTTGGGTTCAAAAGAACCTAAATTAAAATCACCGCTAATTATATCATTACCCGCTGATTCAAAGTTTTTTGGAGGTAAATTGTTTTTTCTTTGGTCTATTAGCTCACTTTGCTGAGAAGCCTCCATTTTAGACCTATTATCTTTTCTATCTTCTTTTTCGCTTGCAATTGTTTTTTGGCCATCAACTTCTATGCCTTTTAATTGCATATTCATTTCAAATTCCAATTGCATTAATTCCTTTTTAAGACCAGCTTCTTGCATTAACTTACGCATATCTAAGTCGGCTTTTAATGATTCAAGCTGAGATTTTTGCTCAGTAATGGCCTGTTGCTTTTGTATTTCAGCCTGTGCTGCCACCTGCTGCGCTTGTGCATTAGCTTGTGACTGCGCTTGAATATTTTGCTGTTGGATCATTTGATCACGCTCCGCTTTTTTCTTACGTCTAATCTTTAATACCTGGTTAGCTAATTTTATATTTTTAATTTCCCTAATGTCTATAGCGTCTTCCAAATCCACTAACCCAGCTGACAATGCTGTTTGGATATTGTTTTCGAGCATTTGCTTTTCTTCATCATCCGGCGCTAACTCTAAAAATATTCCGAAATCATATAAATGTAATTCAGCCATTTCTTCCAAAGTAGCAACATTATGCCCTCCTATTTTTTGTACAAATGCCTCAGCCGTAGGAGAAAACTCTAATATATCAGACACTCTTAATGCTATACATTCTGCTGTTTCGGCTGTTATAAATAACCCAGCGTTTAATATATGCCTTGTGGCAGTGTTGCTATTTGCTGCTGCTATTTTTTGTATACCAACTAATGCCCTGCTATCCGGCGTGCTGCCATCTCTAGCCTCATTAAGACCCGAGGTGTCTCTAATCATTTGCAGATAATAGTTATACGTATTTATAAGTTGAGGTATTTTATTGCCACCATTACCAGAAGTAATTTCTTGAATAGGCACTTTACCAGGGTTCATATCACCTTCTTGTGTGAATGATCTACCAATTACAGAACCAGTTTGGAAGAACATATTAAGCGCTTCCTGCGGATTATAATTTGTGCCATTACCTAAATCAATTTCAGCTAAACCATCAGCGTCAAGATAAACTCCATCTGGCACCATTCTTGACATTACTTGCTGTAGCTTTAAATGAGTTAATTGAATCATATCTGCAAAACCAGTTATTCTGCTAACTAAAGATTCAATTTTACCTTTATACATACGCGGTGCACATATACTATAGTTCATTTTAACTTTACTATAGTCGCTTTTAGGGCGCATCATGTTTTTGGCCAGCTCCCATTTTAGAAGTTTATTAGTGCCTAATATTAAGACACCCTCATAAAGAACTTCTAGAGAACGAGACATTTTACCGTATTTTTCCTCTAATACTTCAGCAGGCGGATCAAATTGATCATCTCTTAAAATAATTTTACTTGCGCCTGTTGATGTTTCTTTAACTTTGTAAACTTCATTCATGTAAGTTTTATAGTTAAAATAAAGCACCTGCACGGTATTGCTATCAGATTGATCGTAATTTGTTAACGTTCTATCGTAAAACCCAGAGCTTTTATAGGATTGTTTTAATATTTCACTCAGCTCTTCGTCGTCTATATCAGGGAATTCTTTTTTAAGCTCATTAGCTGGCACACTTTTTATTTCACCTACATAATATATGTCTTCAAAATAAGGTGAATCAGTATATGAATAAACTAAATTAGCGGGGTCTACATACTCAACTTTAACTCCTTCTGACTTTGTAAATGTATTTTTTACAGCTCCAACACCTATTGTTGTTAAATCGTATATAACTCTTTTTTTCGTTAAATCGTAATTATTACCCGTTAAAATAGTTTGTATTGCTTGCTCCTGTGCCAACTCTACACCTTGTTTATATGTAAGCTGCATATGCACCTCAAGCTCTTCTTTTGTTTCGGGTAGCTCTTGAACTTCTGTTTCAAATACAGATATTCCAAAATTTTGTTCAACAAACTCGCTTAGATCTTTTGCTTGCATATCTCTTAGAACGCCCTCCATATAATCCGTACGTTTTGCAACACCGTATGGATCTTGCGAATATGCTTTAATATCAAAAGCTCTTTCTGATATACCATTAACTACTATATCAACAAACTTTGGTATAATAGGAACAGGCTTCCAGTCTAAGTTTAAATAAGATAAATCGCCGTTAATAGACAATTCATCTTTATATTTTTGTATACCTTGCTCTCCACGAGCATATAATCTTAATCTATGAAAAGAATGCTGATTACTTCTGTATCGGGTTGTTCCTGTATCCATTTTAAACCATTCGTCTTGAATAGCCTTACCGACCTTAAGCCCATACTCTGCGCTTAATTTTTCTTGGTCACTAGCTACTTGACTAGGAAAAAAACTTTTTACAACTGACTCAGCCATATTTATTTTATTATTTTAGAAATTGTTCCGTTGTTTGCAAATCTAGCAATTTTAATATTTAATGCTTGTTTCTGTCTTTCAGCGACAGGTCTATACAAATGCCTATTACAAGCCATTATAGCTAAACCTGAACTTATAGAAGCATCATACTTTGTTCTATTTGTTAACTCAAATTTTGCCCAATCATTTAATGTCTCATTAAAATACATTGAGCCGTACTCACCCTCGCTTGTTACGCCTACATGTGTATTTATGTAGGTTTCAATCGCCGCGGCGTGAGCTTGTTTAATATCTTCACTTGAATTAGGTATGCCTCCTATTTCTTTTTCGGCAACTGATAATTTATTCCATATTTTATCAGGTCTATTCATCGAGTAGCCTCTATAACCTCTGCGTTTTAAATAATATAATAATCGAGGTTTATTATTTTCCGCTAGTATTGGCATACCATAAAAAACTAACGCCATAAGCACATCTTCAAAAAATATTTCAGCAGTTTGTGGTCGTGCTACATATTCAAGAAAAAATGTGTTAGGAGGCGCATCCTCCATACTAAATGTTGTTAATCCGTGCAAAGCACCTTTTGAACCTTGACCACCTACAGTTCCTGATATATCATAACTGTCACAACCAAAAGCACCTATATGCTCATTACCCGGATATTTAATTCCATTTTTTATTATTTGCTTATTTTGCAAATTAATAGACGGAACCCAAGATACTTTAAATCTACCGCTGTTATTTGGGGTAAACATTACTTTTGTATCTTTTATACCATTTTCCCAGCTAAAACTGCCAGTTGTTACAACAGCACTATTTCTTAAGTTTTCGTTATAGTCTATTTGCTCGTATATTTTAGCTAAATTAAATAAACTATTTTTTGTTTCGTCTCTAAACGCATGCTCCTCAGTTCTCGGGAATTGTCTGTAGTATTCATTTAAAGCGTCTTGATCGCCTTTTAGTCCTTCAACTTCGTTATCCCAATGCTCTATAACTCCGGTGTCTATTATGTCCCCATGCGGCCCTTCAGTTTCTTTTGCTGGCGTTTCAAATACAGGTATTCCATAAGAATCAATGAATCCCTCGTAGTTCCATTCCATAGGTATGAACAGACTATATAATCCGCTGCGAGTCTGTCCATTGCGGTTTCGCTTTGTGACGTCTGAGTCATAATAAAGTTTTTTAAAATTGTCTCCACCTTTATCCAACGAGTTTGAGGTTGATCCCATCATACATTTACCAATAACTCTACTACCAAGCCTTAAAGTAGTTTTTGTAATACGCCAGTTATTTAAAATGTTATTTGGCTTTTCCCATTTACCGCTTTCATCGTGCACTAACAATTTTAACTTTTCACCATCATAACTGTTGTCACCTGTGTTTTTCCAGTCTATGGTCGTATCGAGTCCTTCAAGCTCCTCGGGCCTTTCGGTATTTGTAATGTTCCTCCTCGTGAGTTTGGAAGCCGGTACTCTATATGCCAGCTCGGTTTTGGGACGGTCCATTCCGTCTTGTATTGGTTTAAAAAAGAACGGATAATTGACCGATATTGGTACGACTTTATCGGTGAACATTTTTTTGGCATCCGGCCCAGATTTGGACAATATTCCAAACCGTGAATCGGAACTAATCGTTGCTTGATTAACCACTTCTCCTGATGCCATAAACGAAAATCCTGATCGACGGTTTTTAAGATAGCACATTCCATAACACCTTGCGTCTGCTTTGCAAGCTTCCCAAAAGATGTAGAATAATCTATTTGCTTCCCTATACTCTGGTGCCCCAACATCAATCTTGGACCACTGCAGGTACATATAGTGAGTACCAGTAATATAAGTAGGATTATCTTTGTTATAAAACCAATAACCCTCTTCGCGTCTTTTAAATTCTTCATCAATATATGGTTCCCATTTTTTTTGAAAATCATCAGGATATGCTTTCCAATCAAAAATAGTTTTAATTCTATTTAAATCTTTAGGGTATTCTTGCTTTTCCCATTTATTGCCCTGTTTGGCTAATTTATTTGGCTTAGGCGGTAAAGCTATTTTTAAATTTTGAATCTCATAAACCTCGCCTATTTGGCCCGTGTGGCTTATCACTACTACATCATGCTCTTTATTATACCCGTATTTCCAGCGCTTTGCTTTATTGTACCTTTTTAAAGCGTTTATTTTAATCGGTTCTATGACCCTATATAAATTTTGCTCGTACATTATCTTGATCTCTTTTCTGCAAAACCACTAAAAGATTTTTTTTCTTCTTTTATTGGTTTATTTTCAAGCATCATTTCTTCTTCCTGTATTCTATTTAATATTTCAAAAGCATCAAATATAGCTAGCTTTTTAGTTGCTGCTGCATTTTTTAAACGATCCGCTGAGACATCATCTTCTGTATTTGTTATTATTTTTTCTTCAGCAACTTTTATAAGTTCCTCAACTGCTTTGTGCCCAGCTTGGATTATACTCTTCTTTATAGTCTTGATGCTCATATTTAATTGTAATTGAATTGGTAGGAACTCTGTATAGTTTTTGCTTATCTATAATAAATTCATATTCAGCTCCTGGTTTAAAACCAACCACATCCCCTTCTTTTACCGAAGGTAACATAGGGTCTTTAAATTTTAATATACCTACAAGAGGTTGTTCTTTTTCTATAGAAAACTTATCGTTATTTTTTACAGGCGCAATAAAATTAAAACCTTTAATTGGCGTCCATTTCACAATACGTTTATAAGCAAAAATTTGGTCGGGTGAAACAAAAAACATGTTATCTTTATAAAAGCTTCTGCTATTTTTCTCTTCACCCCTTATATCGTAAAACCTTCTAAAT